GACATATACAATATCAAAATTTATTGCAGTCTTCTGGATTAAGACCAATAGACAAAGTTGGTGGTGATGAATCTACTGGAATGAGAAGTTTTAGTCATATATTTGAGGAAATAGAAAAAGATGGATTTATTAAACCTAAAAAATATAAAATAGGACAGGACATTGTAGATTTTAGTATCATGCATATAGAGAATTATACAAGAAAACTAGTTGGTAATCAAATATTAATAGAACCACCGATTGATACTCCAAAAGTTGCAGAAATAAAAGGTGATATCATTGAGTGATATAAATAATATTGAGACTGAAGAAAAAAGCGATACAAATATAGCACTTAATAGTCCTGAATTTTATAAAAATGATTACAAAAAGAAAGATTTTAATGAAATTAAAGGAGAATGGAGACAATATTGTGAATTGTGGAAGTCATATCCTGATTATTTTATAGACTTTATTAAGTCACCTGATTGTAAAATTGATTTATATTTTTATCAAAGAATTTTTTTAAGAATATTCTTCAGATATCAAAAGGTATTTATAACAGCAACTAGAGGTACAGCTAAATCATTTACTGAAATATTAGCAATGTATTTAAAGTGTATATTTTTCCCAGGAATACAGCAATTTATTTGTGCCCCTGGAAAAGAGCAATCTGCTAAAATATCCCAAGAAAATATAGAAAAAATATGGGAGTATTATCCTATATTAATGGGTGAAATAAAATATAAATCATTTGCTAAAGATTATACTAAACTAATATTTCATAATGGTTCAAAGCTTGATGTAGTACAAGTAAGAGATAGTGCTAGAGGTGGAAGAAGACACGGTGGTGCGGTAGAGGAAATTGCAGATGAAAAGTTTGATGGAGATTTATTAGCAAGTGTGGTTTTGCCCCTTATGGCCAATAACCGAATATCAATGTGTAAAGGCATTGACCCAGATGAAAAACATAAGCAACAATTTTATGTTACTACTGCTGGAACAAGACAATCATTTGCTTATAAGAAAATGAAAGAAATATTAGCAGATATGGTAAAAGGTAAATCTGCATTTGCAATTGGAAATGGATATGAATTGCCATGTTTACATAAACAATTGGATATAGACTTTATAATGGAATTAAAAGAATCACCTACTTATAATCCTTTAGCATTTCAAAGAGAATATGAAAGTATATGGACTGGTAGTGATACTAATTCATTAGTACAATTAGATGATTTAAATAAATGCAGGATATTAACTAAAGCTGAATTGAAAATAGAAGATAAAGATTGGGAATATGTTTTATCATATGATGTTGCTAGGTCAGAAGGTAATGCAAATGCAGAGTCTTCTCTTTCAATAATAAAAATTAAAGACAAAGGTAATGGGGAATATTTTAAATTATTAGTTAATGTTTATGGATTTGAAGGAACACATTTTTTAGAACAAGCTTTATTTTTAAAAAGAATGGTGAATCTATATAAGGCTAGAATCTTAGTTATCGATTCTAATGGTTTGGGAAAAGGATGTGTAGATTTTTTAACAACTGATATTGATGAAAATTCAATATATGAAGTAGTTAATGATGACAGATTTGATAGATATAAAACCGCAGACTCTATACCTATGATATATAACATAGTAGCACATAGTAAAGAACATAAAAATAGTGATATACATAATGTATTTGTAAACAATATTAGTAATCATAAAATTAAGTTGTTAAAAACTGCTTCCTCTGTGAAAACAGAAATAAGTGAAAAAAGAAATATGACTATGGAAAAGGAAGTTGAAGAGTTAGCTCCGTTTTATAAAACAGATAAACTTTGTGATGAAATTATGAATCTTCAATATAAACAAGCAGGAACTGAAACACAAGTAAAACAAATAAGTAGATCAATTCCAAAAGATATGTTTTCCTCATTAGAATATGGATTATATTGGATATATAAACTAGAACAAGAAAATAAAACTAAGGATGAAGAACAAGACTTCTCACAATTTATGATAATACCACAAGGTTCATGGACATAAAAACATAATAATATAAAAATACATAAGAAAAAACAATATAATATACACATAATAATATCAGAAAGGTAGGTGAAAATATTTGGTTAAAAAGAATCCAGTAGGAAGACCACGTAAAATTAAAACTGAAGCTCAAGAAACTCCAACACAAGATGGAAATGATATGTTAAATGAGCAAATACAACAATTTGCAAGTAGTTTAAAACAACAAATAAATCAAATGAATAATATGAATAAGTCTATTCCATCCGTAGGACAGGATTACACTCAAAGTGTAAATATCTCTCCACGTGAACCAACACAGAAGGAATTAATGCAATGGATGAAAAATCCTTCAAGATTTGGAAAACAATTAAGAGATGCTTCTCAATATTTAGAAAATTGTATTATGCAATATCAAAGAAGTATTAAGCATATGGCATCAATAATGACGTTTAAATATGATATGAGACCTCTTAGTAAAATGCCTAAAGATGCGACAGCTAAAGCAACTTATATGAAATCTATGGATACTTGTAATGGTATCTTACAGAAATTAAACATTAAATATCAATTTGAAAAGATTAATTGGGAAATAATGGAGGTTGGAGCTAAATTTGTATATATTAGACAAACGGATAGCTTTATAACATTACAAGATATGCCAATTGATTATTGTTATATAACTGGTAAATGGGATTTAGGATGGACATATGCAATTGATTTAACATTCTTTGATAAGATAGCAAACTCACAATATATGGCTCCTGAATTTGCAGAATATTATGCAGTATTTTGTAAAATGAGGCAATTAGGATTTAATGGCTCTGAATTAGTTCCATATCAATATTATCCAGTACCAGTTGAAAAGGGATTTGTATTTACATTTGATCCAATTCATGCACAAGCAGTTCCCCCACTCCGTGGAACATTTAAAGATGCTTTGGAAATATTAAACTATAAAGATTTGTTAAAGCAAAAAACTACACTTGATACGTGGAAACTTATAGCGTCCAAAATCCCATATGATACCAAGTCGCAGAAATTTATAGTAGATATGAATCAAGCTACTGGAATCGTAGGTATGCTTCAACAACTTATGCCTTCAGGAGTTCGTACATTTGCAACTCCATTTGAGACACAAGAAGTTAACTTTAATCAATCACAAAGTACTAATAATATTGTTGGATTAGGTGAAAATTTATACTGGAAGAGTGTAGGTATTTCTGGTAATCTATATGGCGATGATAATAGCAGTGCAATGGGAATATTACTATCTTTAGAGGCTGATTTTTCTTTTATGAGTCATTTATATAGACAATATGATAACTTTGTAAACTGGATATTAATGCAAAATTCTAGAACTTATTCATGGCAAGTAAAATTTTATGGAAATAAATACACTGAAGTAGATGATTTAAAAACTTACAGTGCATTAGTATCAGCTAATAATATGCCAGTAGGTAAATTGTTCGGACTTGCAGGTTTTGAGCCTTTTGAAGTAATGCCAGTATTAGAATTAGAAGCTGAATTAGGAATCAAAGCCCTTATGACACCAATAATTATAGGTAGCGTTATGAGTGGTAAAGACACAAATGCAGTTGGAGGAGCACCAAAGAAGGATATTAACAATATAACTCCCCAAGGTGAAGCACAGATAAACAATGACGCAAACGCCCAAAGACTAAAATAATAAATAACGAATTGTAATCTAAAAAGTTGGTGACTAAGTAAATATGAATACTGAAGGAATGTTTCCTTGTTATTCTCCTCCATTTAAAAGATTCTTAGAAAAAGAAAAAAATATCTTATACATAGATAAAAAGAAAAATGAATTAGTAGATAAAATATGTTGGTATTTTATAAGGTCTGAGGAGTTTAATGAAGCATTAATGGAATGGAGAAACAGGAAAATACAAAATAATAAATTTTTTCAACAAGATACTAAATAAAAGTAGGTGATAAATCAACTATGAATAAGAAATTTATTTATTGTACAGACGAAGAGTTAGCAGATAATTTAATAAAACAAATGAAATTAGAATTGGTTACAACTCAAATAATTAATGATAAGAAAACATGGATATTTGAGAATAACAATAAAATGACTTTCGATGAAATGGATATGAACAAATTAGAGTTTACAAATAAATTTTATATTTAGCATGTCAAAAGAGATT